ATCTTATGCGGTAAGACAGAAGTCGGTCAAAAGCTTTGTGTAGACATGACTCCTGCAACTATATACTAAGGATTAAACAATGAATAAAAAAGCGATAATTACGGGTATCACTGGACAAGATGGTCCATACCTTGCGGACCTTCTTCTTGAAAAAGGTTATGAAGTACATGCCATTAGAAGAAGAGGTGCCACAGATAATACAACAAGAATTAAACACATACTCGATCATGAAAATTTTTGGCTACATTATGGTGATCTAACAGATTCATCAAGCCTAGTTAAGATAGTAAATATGGTTCAACCAGATGAGGTCTATAACTTAGGTGCTATGTCACATGTAAGAATATCTTTTGATATTCCAGAATACACTGGAGATACTGGTGGTCTAGGCGTGACTAGAATGCTTGAAGCCATAAGAACTGCAGGTTTAGAAAAGACATGTAAATTTTATCAGGCGTCTACATCAGAACTGTATGGTAAAGTAGTTGAAACACCACAAACAGAAGCAACACCGTTTTGGCCAAGATCGCCTTATGGTGTTGCTAAGTTATATGCTTATTGGATAGTAAAGAACTATAGAGAATCATACGGTATGTATGCTTGTAATGGTATCTTATTCAATCACGAATCACCTAAACGTGGTGATGATTTTGTGACACAAAAGATTGTGAAGGCAGCAATTGCTATATCTTATGGTGAACAAGAAAAACTAACACTCGGTAATTTAGATGCTATGAGAGATTGGGGACATGCGAAAGATTATGTAAAAGGTATGTACTTAATGTTGCAACAAGATAAACCTGTAGATTATGTTTTAGCAACTGGCGAAATACATTCAGTACGTGAATGTTGTGAATATGTATTTAAAAAATTAGGTATGCCATTAAGATGGGAAGGTAAAGGTATCGAGGAAAAAGGTTATTCAGGTGACAAGTTAATGATTGATTGTAGTGAAGAATTCTATAGACCTGCAGAAGTACAACTTCTACATGGTGATTCAACAAAAGCACAGACTGAATTAAACTGGGAGTTTGAACATGATTTCTATTCTTTAATGGATGACATGGTAGATACAGAGTTAATGAAACACATGGTAAAATGAAATATCCACTAAGCTGTGATACTTGGAACAACCAAGAAGTAGATGCTATTAATAGAGTAATTAGCTCTAGTCGTTATACTATGGGTGAAGAAGTATTTAAGTTTGAAGAACAGTTTGCTGATTTTATGGGTGTAAATCATGCAAAGATGGTAAACAGCGGTTCATCTGCAAATTTACTTATGATTGCTGCAGCGATATACTCACCTGAATATAATTTAAAAGAAGGTGATAAAGTAATTGTACCCGCAGTATCTTGGTCTACAACATACTTTCCACTACAACAATATGGTTTAGAATTAGTATTTGTAGATGTAGATCTACACACTCTCAATTTATGTCCTACAAAGACTGCAGAGGCACTCGAGAATATAGATGGTATAAAGGCAATATTAACTGTAAACTTACTAGGTAATCCATCACAGATTGATGAATTAAGAGACCTAGCAGACAGTTATAATCTATTATTACTTGAAGATAATTGTGAATCCTTTGGTTCTAGTTTTAATGAAAAAATGATGGGTACTTATGGTGATATGGGTACACACTCATTCTTCTTTAGTCATCATCTTCAAACCATGGAAGGTGGTATGATACTCACTAATTCAGAAGAGACTGCTCAATACATTGACTCTCTTAGAGCTCATGGATGGTTAAGAACATTGCCAGATGAGAACTATATACACAATAAGACAGGCGATCCATTTGAAGATAGCTTTAGATTTGTTTTACCTGGTTATAGTGTAAGACCACTAGAAATGAGTGGTGCAATTGGTCAAGTACAATTATCTAAATGGCCAGACATGATGAAACAAAGAAGAGAGAATGCAAAACATTTTAAAAAAAGATTTGAAGATATCGCAGTTATTACACAAGAAGAAATAGGTAAATCATCTTGGTTTGGTTTTTCTTGTATCGTACCAGATGTTCCTGGCAGGCAAAAATTTACAGATACGTTAAGAGATAGAGGTGTAGAGATTAGACCTATTGTTGCTGGTAATTTTTTAAGAAACCCAGTAATGAAACATATAAAACATCAGGTTAGTGGTGATATGAAAAATGCTGATATCATACATGACCTTGGATTCTTTTTAGGAAATGATTCAGAAGATATAAAAGATAAGATTGATTATGCAGCAGATATAATAGAAGAAATATTATGGACTTATATGGTGGATGGCAATGACTAAATACTCTGTTGTAATGACACTAGGACCACACAACTGGGAACAGTATGGACATAAGTCTGTGGCTTCTTTTGATAAGCATTGGCCAAAAGATATTCATTTATGGGTTTACTATGAAGGAAAAGCACCTGATTTTGTATCACCAAGAGTACACTTCTTAGACTATCATACAGAAATACCTGAACATCAAATGTTTTCTGAAAGAAACGGTCATAGACATGAACACGTAAATGATGTCCATGTAAATAATATTACACATCAAGCAACTAAATTTGCTTTTAAAGTATATGCACAATTAGAAGAATTAGAAAGTCCAAGAACACAATACGTAATTTATTTAGATGGTGATAATGTCACTATGAAAGACATAACTGAAGAATTACTAGATAAGTTAGTACACCCTGATGTATATCTATCATTTGTAAATAGAATGCCAGCAAAATATACTGAAACAAGTATTATGATTTGGGATACACACAACGAAAATCATGAAGAATGGTGTAGTACATATCGTAATATGTATGATGGTGATAAGATATTTGAGTATTCTGCATGGCACGATTGTATAGCATTTGACGAAACAACATTTCCTATGATTAAAGCAAAGAAAATCAAAGCAATAGACTTAGGTTTTGGTGCTAAATCTAAACATCCTCTTGTTGTTGGTCCGTTAGGTGAATACTTTGACCATTTAAAAGGACCATCAAGAAAACAATTAGGTTATTCAAAGGAAAGGAAACATGCAGGATTTTAAAGTCTTTATTGGCTATGATTCTAGAGAAGATATTGCTTTTCAAGTAGCAAAGTATTCTATACATAAACACAATCCAAACGTAGAAGTCATACCACTTAAATTACATGAACTAAGAGAACAAGGTTTCTATACAAGAGCTGACGATAAAAAAGGTTCTACTGAATTTACAATTACTAGGTTCTTACCACCAGCACTTATGAATTATAAAGGTTATGCTGTGTTTATGGATTGTGATATGATAGTACAAACAGATATTACTAAAATTTTATTCAATCCATATTCTATTGATAAGCCAGTGTCTTGTGTACAACATGACTATTCACCAAAAACCATGACTAAAATGGATGGTAAGATGCAACATACATATCCTAGAAAGAACTGGTCTAGTGTTATGTTGTTTAATAATGAATTATGCACTAACCTTACACCAGAAGTAGTAAATACCGAAACACCATTATACCTACACAGAATGATGTGGGCTGATGAAGTAGGTGAATTAGACTATAAATGGAATCATTTAGTTGGCTATTATGATAAACCTGAGGAATCAAACATCGTACACTACACAGACGGTGGTCCATGGTTTGCTAACTATAGAAAATGCGAGTATCACAAAGCATGGACTGATATGTGTAAGGAGTGGTTAGAACTTGATTAATGTAGTATGTGTCAATTGGGGTACTAAATATCCTAAAACTTATACTGAACGTTTATACAATATGGTAAAACGTAATACTACACGTGACTTTAATTTTTATGTACTCACTGACCAACATGTATATGAAGAACCAATAAAGACAATAGAGTTAAAAGCTGGTATGAAAGGTTGGTGGAACAAACTTCAGATGTTTGATAAAGAAGTCATGCCTGAAGGTGAATGGTTATACTTTGATTTAGATGTAGTAATAGTAGATAATATAGATTGCTTCTTCGATGCACCAAAGTTTGGTATATTAAGAGATTTTATTAGACCAGATGAAGGTTTATTACCTGGAAAAGAATATAATTCTTCAATCCTTAGGTTCAATAATTTTGAATATTCTTCAATTTATGAGTATTATCTATCTAATAAGCAGGTGTTTCATGACTTTCAAAAACAAGTACCATTCTTTGGTGACCAAAATGTTATTAGTAGCTATTTTAATGCTTACCCTGATTACTGTAAGCCATTCCCAGATGAATGGGCATGGTCCTATAAAAAGGGAGTGGCAAGAGGCGCCCATGCAGGAGATAGAAGTGAAATGTTTGGAAGAGAGGTTCCTGATGGAGGGAAAATCTGTGTATTCCACGGAGAGCCTAATCCCGAACAGGTGCTCGAAAATCACGATTGGATAAAGGAGAACTATAAATGAATAGTATGTTAGACGAACAAATGGTTCAGGCTTTAGCACTCAAATTTGAAGGCCTTAAACAGGCACACATTGTAAATATAAGAACATTATTAAACAATGGTGTCGGTGTTGCAGAACATCCAGATAGTGCAGCAACTATCGAAGGTGAACTCGCAAAGGTTGCAGAATATGATGATAAGCTTGCAGCTTTAAAGAAATATTTCTAATGGCATTTGAAAATAAAAAGATTTGTATAACTGGGCATACTAAAGGTGTGGGCAAGGCTATTAAGGAAAGGCTGGAACAGAATCATTATACAGTAGTCGGTGGTTCACGCAAAAATGGTATCAATGTAGGTAAACCTAAATCAGTAATTAATTGGATATTAAAAGAAGACCCAGATGTTTTTATTAATAATGTATACTGGCCAGATTCACAGGCTAAAATATGTTATCAGCTTTATAATAAATGGCAAAGTGAAAAGAAACATATAATTAATATGAGTTCTACTAGCGGTATGGCTCATACTAATTTTAATGAAATGGCAAATAGTGATATTACACGTGCATTTTATAACGAGTTCTGGGGACCATACGTATCAGAAAAGAATAGATTAGATTTTATAGGTAAACAGTTATCACATAAGTTTAGTAGAAAGTTTCCATGTAAGGTGACATCAATGATGCCTGGTTTTGTAGATACAAATGCAGTTGCACTATTCAAACCAGTATTTACACCTGAAAGTTTCTTAACACCTGAAGAAGTAGCACAACAGGTACATTGGCTTATAGAACAACCTGATCATATACATATACATCAACTAGCATTTGGTACATATTTTGAAATATCACAAGCTGCTGCAAGACAAAGATTAAAAGACTTTGAAAATATGGTAGAAGAAGAGCAGAACAATGCTTATGGTCTTGATGAGAAAGCGGTTGAAGCTGGTAAAGAAGGTAGAGAAGCATTAAAGAAATTAATTAATAAAAGAATCATGCAGACCACACCTGATGTATCAAGAAAAACTAGAGATGCCATAGAACAATTACAACAGGAGACATATGATGGAAAAGAGGAATAGACTTGCTGTCACTGGTGTAGCTATAGCAGATTGTCTTGGTGATGATGGTATAGAAAATAATTTCAATAGATACATGGCTGATGATACGTCAAAGCCAATGGATATAGAAAATATTAAAAAATCTATTGTTGAAAAAGGTTTACTCAGAAAAGCATTAACTAAATATTACGATAGGTCCTCTATGGCTGTTATAGATTTAGTTGATAAAGCCATAAATATGGCAGACTTAGATGTAAAGTCAGATACAGAAGCACCAATAATGACTGGTACAACAAGAGGACCTATCACTTCTACATTAGAATACTTCAAATTATATTGGTTTGAAAAATGGAAAGAAGAGTTTGAAGAAGACCCACAAAAGAAACAAGAAATTTATTTAGGTCTTATTAATAAATTTAAAAGAATGAATCCTTACTTTCTTTTAAATGTAAATGTAGATTTTATACAGACACAGTTATCCGCACATTATGGTATCAATGGTCCAGTATTTCAATCTGCAGCCACATGTAGTAGTGGTATTTACCTTTTAGATATTGCTAAGGCATATTTAGAAAGAGGTAATAAGTATGCAATACTTACTGGTTATGAACAACTAGATGCTCATGAATTAACAAGATGGTTCTTCATGTCATTAGGTGCAGCAGCTCCTAGCGGTGTATGTAAACCTTTTGATAAGAATAGAGATGGTACCGTACTTAAAAATTCTTATGCAGCTATGATTGTAGAAAGAGAAGATGAAGCAAAGAAAAGAGGTGCTAAGATTCTCGCATATGTAGAAGATGTAAGAAATAGAAATGATGCAGGTCATGCTTTAGCTCCTGCTGAAGATGGTAAAGCATATAGAATTGCACTTGAGTCCCTAATGAAAGACAAAGATATAACATATGATGATATTGATTATGTTAATGCGCACGCCACAGGTACTCCAAGAGGTGATGAAATAGAGTTAAATACACTTAAAGATTATCTTAAAAAAGATACAGTTGTTTCTGCACTGAAAGGTCATATTGGACACGCTATGGGTGCTTGTTCTTTAGCAGAACTTACTTATACTATTATGATGATGAATAAAGGTATTGCTTTACATACTGCACATTTAAAAGACCCGTGTGATGATTACTTTAATCTCATAACAGAACCAAAGGAAATGCAAATTAATTATGCTTTAAAAAATAGCTTTGGTTTTGGTGGTAGGTCTTCAGTGGCATTATTATCAAAGGCAGATTAATGGAATTTATATTCATACCATTACTCGCATGTATTATCTTAATGATAGGTGAACACTCTAATCCAAGAGGTATGAATATATTTTGGTACAAATTTAATGTGAAAAGAAGAGAATATTGGAAAGCACTTAGAGAATATGATTCTGGAAATAATAAAGGTAATGGTAAACATTCAAAGATAAAATAATGGAACTTATAAAACACGATCATTATGCTGAGCTTAAAGTTGATTCACCAGATAATGATAAAGATATTATTGAATTAGGTCTAGCATGTAGAGACTACTTGTTAGACCACCAGGTTTTAGTACTTAAAAAACAAAATCCTGATTCTGTATACTATTCTAAACTTATACATTCTATGACTAAGAATGGTATATACAATTGGAGACAATGTTCATGGACACCTGATGGCGAGTTGTTTAGTATGGGTGAACAACTTATGGCTAATGTAGGTTATACATCTAAAGAAGCGGCTAATGTGGCTGCAGCAAATATGCCTAAGTCTGGACCACTTAATCAAATTAAACCTACATCATCTTTACAAGATAAGAATCATGAGTATTTAGACCCATTTAATTTTACAGAACCAAACTCTTACCCAGTACAACGTGTGACTGGTGAACAGAAAGGAAAATATGGTGGTGGTATATTCGGTACTGGCGATCTTGATTGGCATTGTAATCTTGGAGGTTATCACGAAGCTGACGGAGTAGCTCTACAAGGAATCAGAGATGTAGAAGGTGCTTCAACCTTCTTTGCAAATAGTGTACCTGCATTAAGAGATATGTCTGATAATTTAAGAGAACAGATTGAAAACAGGAAGGCACACTTTAAATTTGACCACAAGAAATGGTCTGATACTACAAAGATGCATCCAATGCAGAGAATTACAATGCAACTCTTATATCTAAATAATAAGAGAGCAGAAATGGATTTGTATATTATACAGCAAAATTTAAAGGGTATCAAAGGTATCTACTTTCATAGACTTAATAACATGAAAATTGAAGGTGATGATGGTTCATTAGTACAAGCACTATATGAGCACATGTTTCAAGAACAATATGTTTATGAACATAAATGGGAGGTTGGTGACATTATCTTGATGGACCAACTAATAACACAACATAAAAGAGAATTCGTAGAACCATCTCTCTTAGAGAAAAGAGTACTACATAGACTTACCTTTATGTTGAATAATGATGATGACTATGTCTACAAATATAATCACACTTGATACAGACATTACAAACATGGTCGATCCAGACTATGACAGAATTAAGAGAGCAGTTGAATCTGTAGGTATTATATTAATAAAGAAACAAGATATAAATCCTATTCATTTCTCTAAGATTGTAAGCAAGATATGGGGTATTGATAATTACAGATTCCTGGCTTGGAATCCAGATGGTACATCAGCAAAGAATCCAATAGCAGCATTTACACAAAAACAAATGCCTAATCCAAATGCTGGTGATTACTGGGGAGATGATAATTTTAGAGAGAATGATGATTATCCAGACCCATTTAAATGGCCTGCAAATAAACCATATCCAGTACAAAGAGTGACTGGCGAAAAGGTTGATGGTAAATGGACAGGTATCTTTCAATTAGGTAAATTAGATTGGCATTGTAATTTAAACCAATTACATGGTGCTGATGGTGTAGCATTACAAGCCATACGTGGTTGTGAGAATACACCCACATTATTTATGAATACTATACCTGCATTGAAAGAAATGCCACAAGATTTAAGAAAGAAAATAGAAGGTAGATATGCAACCTACATTTATGACTATGAAAAATGGGGTAAGGTTATGTCTAAAGAACAAGCAATGGTGTTTAAACTTGCTGGAAAGAAACCATTTAAGTTATGGTTGATTCAGAAAAATGCAGGTGGTACTGAAGGTATTTATTGGCACAAGTTTAATCACATGCAGATTAATGATGATGATGGACATAAATTAAGAGATGAGTTAGAAGAATACTTATTTCAAGATAAGTATATCTACACACATAATTGGGAGGTAGGTGATGTCATTATTATGGACCAACTACTAACTCAACATAAACGAGTACCTGAAAAAGATGAGGTGCTTGAAAATAGAGTTCTACATAGGTTATCATTTAGGTTGACAAACCGAGGTGTACCGAGAGCTCTAGAAGTAGCAAACAGGATATAAATATCCTATAACAAAGGAGAACAAACATGGAATCTATAAAAGAAATGGTAGCTATGGGAGTAGACTGGATAAAAGACAGACTATCTGAGAGAACATCTTGGGATGGTTTTGTTATTATTGCGATAGGTATACTCATATTAGTCGCATCTCCATTGACTAAAATTGCAGCTATGATTGCAATAGGTTATGGAGTCTTTACTATTCTAAAAGATGAAGGAATGTTTTAATTATTTGGGGTAGCTTCGGCTACCCCCATTCGCGAGTACAGAATGATTAGAGATTGGGGTTATTGGGAAGTTCTCAATGAAGGCCAAAAATACAAAGTCAAAAAGCTGGTAATTCAACCAGGTAAATCACTATCTATGCAGAGACACTTTAAAAGAGCAGAAACATGGGTTCTGGTCTCAGGAGTATGTTATGTAGAGAATGAATATGGTGTTGTTAATGAATTAATACCATTTAAACCATTTCATATACCTGTCAGAACATGGCATAGAGCCTATAATAAAGATAACACGCCCGCGGAGGTGATCGAGATATGGGATGGAGAATCTGACGAAAATGATATTGAGAGACAATAAAAGCTGTGTTTTTCTCGAGACAGCCTTCCAAAGCATGACTCGAGCACCATCTCGAGGCTGTAAAAATAAAAATTCTCACATAATTAGGCAGATATATAGTTATTAGTATTTGGAGTACCGAGCACCAAAAATCACACCAAGCTGCTTTTTTTTGACTTTTTTGAAAAAAACTCGCTTTTAAAGTATAATAATACTGTATCATTAAAAATCATAGCAAAAAGCAGGAGGTATTTTAAATGGCACATCAAGTAGAAACAATGGCTTATGCAGGTGAATTACCATGGCATGGTCTTGGAGTTAAGGTCAGCGATGATCTTACACCAGCTGAAATTCAAAAAGAAGCTGGATTGGAATGGGAAGTTCAAAAAGTTCCCATGTTTGCAAACGCTAATGGTTCTGAAGTAAAGATTCCGAATCAGACAGCACTTATCAGAGAATCTGATAATAAAGTCCTATCAATTGTAGGTGATAACTGGGAGCCAGTACAAAACAGTACTGCTTTTGAGTTCTTCACAGACTTTGTGAAACAAGGTAAAATGAAAATGCATACTGCAGGTTCATTACAAGATGGTAAGATGGTCTGGGCATTGGCTAAAGTAGATGATGACTTTGAACTATTTAATGGTGACAAAGTAGAATCATATTTACTTTTCTCTAACCCACATCAGTATGGTAAATCTATTGATGTTAGATTCTCACCAATCAGAGTTGTTTGCAATAACACATTGACAATGGCCTTGAATGGTAAAGCAGGTGTATCACTTGACCACCGTAAAGCTTTTGATTCTCAGACAGTTCAACAAACTCTTGGACTAGCACATGAGTCTATGGAAGAATATAAAGAAGTTGCAGAATTTCTTGGTTCTAAACGTTATACTAAAGACACACTTAATCAGTACTTTGCTGATGTCTTCGGTAAATCATCCAAGTCTGATGAGAAAGAGCTTATACTTACTCGTAATGGTAATAAAGCTCTTGAAATTATCGACACCCAACCAGGTGCTGATTACCAAAGAGGTACTTTCTGGCAGGCACTGAATGCAGTGACTTACTTAGCTGACCATGAGTTAGCAAATACCAGAGACATGAGAATGTATGCCTCTTGGTTCGGAGCTAATCGTGTTAAAAAGATTAATGCGGTTAAAAAAGCTGTAGAATATGCAAAAGCTGCATAACACTAAAGCTTTAACCTTAGATAGCGTGGCCATAGAGCCACGCTACTCTACTATTTTAAAGGAAGATACTATTGATTTGGAGATAGATGATAAAGCTCCAATATGGGCATCATCAGATAATGCCACAGGTACAATAGAAATAGCAGAAGCACTATCAGAAGCAAAGATTGGTACACTCTTAAGTACAAGATACGATATAGACGAATTATACAATTTCTTCTTTGAAGAAAAACCTTATGTTGCAATTTCCATTGGCGATACTGAAGGTCAAATACATAAATGGAATCAATTAAAAAGCAAACTGCCAGCAGGTAATATACATTATGTAAATCTAGTGACTCAGAATGCACACAGCATAGAGTATATCTATAAGGTGGCTAAATTTAAGGAGGAAAATAAAGATGTCAAAATCATCGCAGGACCCGTTTCAGACCCAACAGCCACAAGGAAACTTTTTGAAGTGGGCGCAGAAATTACAAGGATTGGATTTGATGCTCGTTTCGATAACGAAAATTTTATGGAGACTGGTGTTGGTAGCCCTCACGTTAGCGTTCTTCTTAGTAATGATGAAGTTGCTAGGGAGTTTGATGGGCATATCATGGCTTCTGGATTCTATCCTGACTCAAGTGATATCGCCAAGTGTATAGCTTGTGGAGCATCATCAGTAGAAATAAGTAAACTGTTCTATGGCCATGAAGAAAGCTATGGTAAGACAGAAACCATTGATGGTACACTACATAAAAATGGTGTAGAGTACAATGGTAAAATTATAAATACAGTATATGACCTTCTCAATACTTTAGAGAAATCATGTCGTCAAGCTGGATATAAATCAATCAAAACTTTCCGAGATTCAGCCAAATTGGTTATCATATAGTATAAATAATATATCATATACAGTTGGTATACTGCTTATAAAACAACCGAAAAGCAACTAAATTAAATTTAACTACATTATAAACTTTAACATTTATAAGAGATATTAACATGGGAATATATGAATCAATCTTTGTATCAACGCTGATAGCCTTCGTAGGTTTCTTAGCCTGGCGTGTTTATCTCATAGAAACAAATCACCTTAACCATATTGAAAAAGCCATTACAGAAATACAAACCGATATCAAATGGCTAGTCAAATTCCACCAAAACGAAAAACCCTCCAAGAAAAAATAATTACCGTTTAGTATAATCTCTATACAAGGAGATTTTATGGCATTATCTAAAAAACGGCAAAAGAACGCGGAGCTTCTTAAGGCTATGCGTAATCCAGACGAACCAATAGCACCTGCAGAAAATGAACTTGCTAAAATGTCAGGTGAAGTCTTTGCAAGATCTAAGCGTGTTGCTCAGGAATGGTATCGTATGGAGAAAAGCAAGAAAGAATTTAAAGCTTATGTAATTGAATATGTCAAGAACACAAGACCCGATCAATTAAAGATTATTAAAAGAAATCCAGATTGGAGATTCAGTCCGGTTCTTGGTGCTATGTGTAGAATGATAACACGTGGTTGGCCTGATTATGTAGAAGCTGAAGACAAATATTGGCAAGGATTACCAGGTACAACTGGAACTATAAAGCCTATATCATCTTGGGTAGAGCCAAGAATAGATGAGCTATATGAAAAAGGATTACAAGGTGAAGAAGATGATGATAAACCTAAAGTAGTTCGTAGGTCACCTATAGAATTGTACAAAGAAAAAGTATGGGATACTGTAATGACAGATGTCATCAACATGGAAGATGACTGGATTGATGGTAAACATACAACTATAGATATCTATACACTGTACCAGAAATATGGTCTTACTTCTAAAGCAAATCCTATTGTAGAAGAACAGATTAACAGATGGCTTGAAGAATATACTGAATTACTTAAACTACGAAACCAAAAACCTCATATTAACGATTGGGATGCACAACTCGTAGAAGGTTATAGTCATTTATCTGACAAGGAAGTTAAGTTTAGGATTAAAACAATTGAGTCTATACATAGTGATTTAGAAAGAATTAAGAAAGCTACTCAAACCACACGTAAATCAAGAGTTAAGAAACCACAATCTGCAGAAAGACAGGTACGTAATCTTAATTATGAGAAAGAGAATCATGATTATAAAGTAGTATCACTTAATCCTATGCAGATTATAGGAATGCACAGGCTGCTTGTATTCAGTACAAAGTATTGTCGTATAGAAGAATATATCAGCGAACGTGTAGATGGTTTCGAGATTAAGGGTCAAGCACTTCAACATATCACAAAGAGTAGAGGTAAGAAGCTACGAAAGCCCATGGAATTCTTACCAATTGCACTTTCAAAGACTGAAAGGCAGTTTGATAAAGAGTTTGAAAAACTCACTACTAAGGAGTATAAACCTAATGGAAGGTTCAACAAAGCCCTCATTATATTGAAGGCAGATAAAAGGAGATAGTATGAAGATTTCTAAAAGAACTTTAGGAATATTAAAAAACTTTGCGACAATCAATCAGTCCATTGTTATTTCTGAAGGCAATACAATCGAAACTATTTCAAATGTAAAAGATATATTTGCTAAAGCAACTGTTGATGAAACATTCAACAAAGAATTTGCAATCTATGACTTAAACGAGTTTTTAGGTACGGTATCTTTATTTGATTTAGATTGTGATTTTGAATTTGGTGATGATGCAGTTATTATTAAAGATAGTTCTGCTCAGCAAAAATATTTCTATGCAGATAAAAGTATAGTTGCAACACCACCTGAAAAAGGTATTACACTACCATCAGTTGAGGTTGAAAAGACAATCACCAAAGAAAACCTAACAAGATTAGCTAAAGCAGCTTCAATTAATAATGCTTCAGATATTACATTTACTGAAGAAGGTATTGTTGTACATGATAAAACAGTGCCAACATCTAATAAGTTTACCATCAGTCAGAAAGAAGATAGTTCTGCTAAATATAATCTTTCAATCTCAGTAGATAAACTAAAATTTATTATTGATGATTATAAAGTTAGTATTTGTGCTAAAGGATTATCATTATTCTCTGGTGCAAGTGGCATTGATTATTATGTAGCACTTCAACCTGATGGTGAATATGGCAATTGAAGATGAAGACAGGCAATCTTTAGAAGATGCCATTGAAGATGCTAGTGTAGCAGCTGAAAGGTATTTGACTTCTGAAAAAGATTTGCATAAGAAATTATTAGAAGTCACTGTTGATGATGCACTTCAAGCTTTGTCAATGTATAAGGATTTATTGAGAGATGATCCTAAAAAAGAAACTTATAAAATCCATTTGTTGGTACCAGTACAAATAGTAGAGATGTTAAAAGAACATGAAAGTAGAAAAAGCTGATAAATTATATGGTGACTTAGTTGATGTCATCGGACAAATGTCTACAAGCCGCAGGTTTAAGGTAGGTGCTGTTATTGTAGATGATGGATTAGAAAATATTATTGCGTTTGGTTATAATGGAACACCGCGTGGTTGGGATAACGACTGCGAAATAGAAAATGAAGATGGTTCATTCACAACTAAACGAGAGGTTTTGCATGCGGAGTCAAATGCGCTTGCGAAAGTCGCGCGTACCACATCCAGTGCAGAGGGATCGACGCTTTATGTCTCACTATCTCCTTGCTATGATTGTGCAAAGCTCATCTATCAAGCTGGTGTGGTACGTGTTGTCTATAATGAAGAATACAGAAGTAGAGATGGTATTGATTTCCTTCTGGACTGTGGAGTAGAATGTGAGCAAAGAGAGCTTTGATAAAAAGAAGAAGTTAAAAGCTTGGGAAAGAAAAAAAGAAAAACTAGATAAGCAATGGAAAGATGGCTTCAAGCCACTAGGTAAACCAGGAGCTGTAAAAAATTCCATAGCCATTGAGTATAATGGTAAGATATATGATTCACTTTCTGCAGCGTCTAGAAAGACTGGAAGGTCTATCGGTTATATTAAAAAGCATAGCAAGGAGTTATAATGAAAGATCAATTTTTATGGGTAGAAAAATATCGTCCTAGGACTATTGACGATTGTATTCTACCTGACAAGTTAAAGCAAACATTTATTAACCTTAGAGATAAAGGTGATATGATGAATTTGCTTTTATCAGGTTCGGCGGGTACTGGCAAAACCACAGTGGCCAGAGCCCTATGCGAAGAGCAAGGCTGTGATTACATCATAATAAATGGTTCTGATGAGGGTAGATCAATTGATATACTCAGAGATAAGATTAAAAAGTTCGTCTCTACTGTTTCAACAACTGCTAAGCCGAAAGTAGTTATTATTGATGAAGCTGATTACCTAGGTATCGCAGTCCAGCCTGCTCTTCGTAACTTTATTGAAGAGTTTAGTTCAAATGCTAGATTCATACTAACATGTAATTTTAAGCATAAGATTATACCACCTCTTCATTCAAGATGTAGTGTTATAGACTTTAGTATATCTAAAGCCGATATGGCTGCAAATGCTGGTGGTATTGCTAAAAGATGTATGCATATACTTGATGCTGAAAAAGTTAAGTATGAAAAACAAGCAGTACTCGAAGTTGTAAAATCTCATTTCCCTGATAATCGTAGAATCATAAATGAACTACAAAGATATTCTCATATTGATAATAATATTGATAGTGGTATCATTGCAGTTGTAAATACAAGTAAAGTAAAAACACTTGTAAAATATATCAAACAAAAAGATTTCAAATCATGTCGAGCTTGGATTGCAGATAATCCTGATCCTGATTCTTTATTCAATGAGTTCTATCAATCAATAAATGATTATGTAGAACCATCATCCATACCAAATCTCATATTGATTATTGGTGAGTATCAACATAGATCTGCATTTGTGACTAATCAAGAAATTAACTTAGCTGCATTTGTAGTTGAGGTAATGAAGAATGTTAAGTTTCGTTAAGTCACTCTTACAGTATAGAACAACTAGAATATACTTCTTTTTAAGCACACACTATCCAAGAAAACGAGCTGATAGAATGGGTTATAATGAAACACACCCATGTTATATTGCAAGAAAAGGTAATGGCTTCTATGCATGGGAAAAAGGTACTTACTATAACAGTCATAGAAGAATATCAAAATTCAGTGGTTTGAAACTAGGTATTGGAGATTATGGTGCATCATTCGGTTTGATTAGTGGTTATAAACCTAGAAACTTTCTTAAGATACTCTTAAAGTCAGGTAAAATGCCATACATTTTATTTCATAGTAAATCTGCCTTTCATATACCAGCATTTATGGTATTTCCTGGTCAGTGGTGGATTGTTTGCAAATATCAAGAAAAAACTATGATGGAACAGTATAAAGATTTAGTATCCCATTGGAGAACAAAGAAAAGAAATGCAAATAGATTTATTTGGAAACGTTATAAAAGATAATACTGAAGAAGAACTAAAGGTACATAAGCCTTCACCATTCGACTTCATCAAATCAATATCAAATAAAAACTTTAAAGAAGATCTACATGGTTATGTCAAGTATGTCATCAACCTTGGATTTTCTATGAGATCAGATACTATACACTATGCAAATGAGATGAACAAATATGATAATGTATCTGATGAAGAACAATATGCATTTTATTTTCATGCTATGCCAAAGAAGAATTACTTTGCAAAATGGCAGAAGATGAATAAGACTGATGGTATAGATGAAGTTGCTGAGTACTATTCTATATCTAAGAAACAGGCGGTTGATTATTGTAAGACTCTAAAGCCTGAACAAATACAGTACATCAAGTCTCTTAACCTTAAAGGCGGCAAAAGATAAATACAGTAGGCGTATCTAACATATTCAAAGGATATAATGTTAGAACAATTACTGGAAGTAAAACTAAAAGAGCGAGACGATTTCCTTAAAATAGTAGAAACTTTGACAAGAATTGGATTAGAATCAAGAGATAAAAAGTTAGTCCAAACTTGCCATATTCTGCACAAAAAGGGAAAGTACTATATCTGTCATTACAGAGAGCTCTTCAAATTAGATGGATTCGATAGGGAAATTACCGTCGAGGATACAGCACGTCGTAATGGAATTGCTAGACTTCTAGAAGAATGGAAACTCTGCGAAATAGTAGGTTCAGCCGAGCCTGCATCTCTCCAAAAAGTAAAAGTAATCCCTTTCAAAGAAAAAGGTGATTGGACACTAAAAGCTAACTATACTATAGGTAAAAAGTCCACAAATTAGTATAATCTAGTTAATGTCAGAATACTACACTAATGTTGCCATATATGGGCAAAACTTACTCGTCCGCGGTATCAGAGATGGTGAAGAATTCAGGTCAAAGATTAAGTATGACCCAACTCTTTATATACAATCTGCTACAAAGACAGGATTTACCGATGTATATGGCAATCATCTAAAGCCATTACCATTTGACACAATGGTTGATGCCAGAAACTTTGGCAAACAGAATGAAGAAACAAATCTAAAAGTATATGGCTTCCCATTCTTTAACTCTCAGTACTGTATTGAACACTATCCAAATGCTGAGAATGATTGGAAACGTGAAGAAATAAGAACATTCACTATTGATATTGAAGTTAGCTCAGAAGAAGGTTTCCCTGAGCCAGGTGAAGCAGCTCATCCCATCACAGCAATATGTCTACATGATTCTATTACAGATAAGTTTATTACATTCGGTAATGGTGATTGGTCAAGAAAAGATTCAGTACTTACAGATTCTGATTTGCTAGATAAAATTGTATATGTACCATGTAATTCAGAAAGACAGATACTTGATTTCTTTATAAAGTATTGGTCAGACCACTATCCACAAATTGTGACAGGTTGGAATACACAATCATTTGATATGCCATATATTCATAATCGTATGGTAAAACTAGGCTTTGATGTTAAAAGACTCTCACCATGGGGTCTTACCCGTATCAAAGAGTTTCCTACTAAACAAGGTACTCAGATGCGTGTTGAGATTACAGGTATCGATGATATTGATTATCTTGACAGATATAAAAAGAATGCTGTACAAGAATCATATCGTCTTGACCATATTGCCTTCATCGAACTTGGTGAAAAGAAACTAGATTATAAAGAAGTTGGTTCACTACATAAATTATTCTTTGAAGATTTCAATAAGTTTATTGATTATAATATTCAAGATACTAATCTTGTCAAAAGACTTGACGATAAGATGGGATTGATTGATGTTCAGATTGCTGTAGCATATAAAGCAGGTATTAACTATGAAGATGTATCTGGTGTTGTTAAAACCTGGGATGCTATGATTAATAAAGAAATGTTCTTTGAAAAGAAGATACCACCATTTAGTTTTCCAAGAACTGGATTTACTGAAGCTATTCCAGGCGGTTATGTAAAACCACCACAAGTTGGTAAACATGGATGGGTTGCTTCATTTGATTTGAACTCTCTATATCCTCACCTTATTATGCAATATAATATATCACCTGAAACTATCATGGATAAATTGCAAGTATGGCCGGATATCTCTGAAGAAAAGCGTATGCGTGATTTCTTACATGGTAAATCATTTAAATCACAAGGTGATTTTGCTGTGGCTGCTTCAGGCTGGATGTTTAAGAAAGACTTTGAAGGTATCATACCAAGAGTTATGCGTAAGCTATATGATGAACGTAAACAAATTCAAGGTGTAATGAAGAAGAAGCAGAAAGAAGGTGGTGATATTACCAAACTTCATCTTGCTCAATACGTTCGTAAAATCCTATTGAACTCAGGTTATGGTGCAATCACAAACAAGTATTACAGATGGTTTGACCCAAGACTTGGTTCTAGTATCACATTATCCGGTCAGTTTGTAATTCAACGTGCTGAAATGGCAATCAATAGATATCTTAACAAGCTCTTAAAGACAGATAAAGTTGATTATGTTATTGCAATTGATACAGATTCAAACTATGTAAATCTTCAACCATTGGTTGATAAGTTCTTCGCAGATAAATCTAAAGCGGAAGTTGTAGATATTCTTGACAGAGTCTGCGAAGAACAACTAACCAAAGCTCTTAATAAAGAGTTTGATTCAATAGCTGAATATCAAAATGTATATGCTCAGAAGATGGTTATGGGTAGAGAAGCTATTGCAGATGCAGCATTCTGGACAGCAAAGAAAAGATATGCAATGAATGTCCATGATATGGAAGGTTATAGACCTGAAAAACCAAAGATTAAGATTCAAGGTCTTGAAGCCATTCGTTCAAGCACACCTCAAGGCTGTAGAGAACCACTACTAAAACTTATTGAATTAGTACTAACAACTGATGAAGATACAGTCCAGAAAGCGATTGCCAACTTCAAGAAGCATTTCCTTACACTACCTGCAGAAGACATTGCATTTCCTAGAACTATGAATAATGTATGGCAATATACACCAAGAGATAATATTGGTTTCAAGAAAGGTACACCACCACATATACGTGGTGCAATACTATACAATAGATTAATTAATCAACACAAACTCGATAAAGATTGGGAATACATCAAGAATGGTGAGAAAGGTAAATTCCTATGGCTTAGAGAACCTAATAATGTAGGTTCTGATGTTGTATCATATATGACTTCTATTCCTGATGAATTTAAAGTCAGAGATTATATCAACTATGAAAAAATGTTTAGTAAAATTATTGCTGAACCTATGGAAGGTATACTCGATCCTATCGGTTGGACTATTGAAAAGCAACTAGATCTAACAAATTTCTTTGAATAATAGTATAAATATTATACGTTCATCAACTTTTTAGTTGACGGAAGTAGGCAAAACCTGAAAACCTCCCTATTCTTAGGGGAAAGCAAGTACCTTCTTTTTGGGTCAATAAATCCAGAAGGGAACGAGACCGAAAGTTTGCTGAAGGAACGCGTTGAGAAGGGTGTACGTCGTGAGATGTATGTACGAAATCGATACGAAAACCGGAGGTAATATGTACTGCTATAGAGGTATCAAATACGATGCAAAGACCTTAAAAAGCAAGGCTAAGAAATCCAAAGCGAGAAAAAGTGATGAAATCACTTATCGTGGGATTACTGGCAAAGTTGCTGCTTAAGCTCATTGCAACAGTATTTGGAAAGGGGAGGAAACTCCCCTTTCTTTTTTAATAAATAATACATGGCAAAACAATTAGAAGATATACTTAAAGAGTATGATGGCGATATAGACTCATTCATTGAGATGATTGAAAAACTCAAAGAAGATGAAGGAGAACAAATATCAAAAGGAAAGAATGCTCTTGAGAAATCAGATGATGAAGAAGAAAAAGAAGTAGCTGATGGTGAAGCATCCATCGGAGATGTACAAGCCGCTTCTCCAGCAAGTGTACCAGGAGAAGTTCCTGGTGCTAATGTTGCTATTGGAAATAAAACCTTTGATAATGATAAAGCAGACGCTGACGAAACACAAGAAATAAAGTTAAGCGGAAAAAAAGATAAAATCGTGACTAAGCCGCAGACAAAGGTAAATCCTAGCGAGTATGGTCATATCGATGCAGCTGGATAAGAAAAATTTTGAAAAGTATGCATTTGATAATTATCGAAATGCAATAGCTGACAAGACAGAATTCAAAGAAGACCTACGTAAAGCTCAACACGCCAGAAAATTAGCAACAAAAATAGTCAATGGTAAAGATGTCAATATCAGACTTCTTGTAAATCACGTTATATTATTCTTTAATGTATTTGCACCTGTAGCGGCTAAGGAGCTGCTTTTATTTCACTCAAATGATGCTGAGAAGAGAGTATTTAAGACTATATTTGAGTACCTATCCTACCTAGATGAGAATGAATATCCAGAAATTAAATTTTGTTTGGAAACCGCGGTATTATTAAAAAGATTAAGGAATTAAATATACCATGGCCGGTAAAGGAATTATAGACACATTATTTGTATTTAGATTACTTCGTAAATTAACTATGAAGTATGAGAAATGGGATGCGTTTAAATCTGGTGTGATTGATAAGAAAGGTAATATTTTAGTTAAGAAAAAAGAAAGAGATAAGAAACAAAAAGACTCTTTCAATATGTTAGATAGATTAGCATGGAATCTAAAAAGATTATTAGGTAAAGTACCTGGTGGTAAGTCACAAATCGCATCTTATATAGCCGCACTAGCATTAATTAAGGAATACACAATAAGAGAAAAAGGTGAAGCAACCTCTGAATATCTATCTGAAAGATTAGAAGAACATGGTCTTGTTAAAAAAAGAGATTACGATCTATCAAATGCTGAAGGATATTGGAATGCTATGCTTGACGCAATGGAAGAAAGCATGACGAGTGGAGCTTCATTTGGTGGTCCATTATCTGGAGCAAATACTAACGCAGCAGTAAATGCTGGTGGTCTTGCTGGTATGGATTCACTCTTAGATGGCGGAACTAAAGACCCTAAAAAGAAAAAGAAAAAGAAAGACTCTTTAGAAAAAATTCTAGATCAGCTATAGTATAATCTTACTATGGTAATGGAAGTCTCGTGCCCAGCTTGCGGTACACAGCCGAGCTTTGTCTATAATGACTCTGATATAGAAATGTTTCTATGTCATGGCTGTCAACGCAATTCAAGATGGGAGTATATTAAGAATGCTTTTGGTGACAACAACAAGTCTGATTCTACTAGGAATCGCGTTCACATCAAAGTCTCAGCGAATCATAACAACTTGTTATCTGATATGCAGAGGGTTATTGATATGGACGACTCTCATATATGCGTTCAGTTTATACGGGATAGGAGGATTCCTATTCACTATCGCGGCCTCTTTTACTATACTCAAGATCTTGGAAAGCTCGTTAATCGGTACGGGTACAATTTCAAAGATTCTCAAGAAAAAATAATCATACCATTTTTTGATGAAGATGGTAAGTTATTTGCTCTTCAAGCAAGAGCATTAGACAACTCATTACCTAAATATATTACTATATTGTTGGATAAAGATAAAGGTAAGATCTTTGGTCTTGAAAGATGGAACAAAGATGAAACTACTTACTTAGTTGAAGGTCCAATAGATAGTTTATTTTTGCCTAATGCTCTCGCGATGGCTGGTTCAGACATCACAGAAAATAAATATAGTAATTCAGACATAATAGTATGTCTAGACAATGAACAGCGAAATGCAGAAATAGTTTCTAAATATTCAAAGTTCATTGATAGGGGTTTCAAAATTGTAATTTGGCCTGATAACATAAGAAGTAAAGATATTAATGACATGATTTTAGAAAACCTTAATCCCCTTCAAATAATTCAAGAAAATACTTACCACGGCCTAGCAGCCAAAATTAAACTCGATAATTGGAAGAGAGTTTGATGATTGACATAGACAAAAAACAAGATTCACTGTTAGCAGATTACGCAGTGAGCATGCTCAAAGATTTTTATATGAGACCCTCAGAAAAATCACCACAAGAAGCATACGCTAGAGCAGCATTAGCCTGGTCAAGATTTAATGGTAAAACTGATAAAGAACTTGCACAAAGAATATATGACTATGCAAGTAAGAAATGGTTTATGTTTGCATCGCCAGTTTTATCAAACGCACCTAACGGCAAACCGAATGAAGATAAAGGTATGCCTATTAGTTGTTTCCTAACATATGTACCTGACACACTTGAAGGTTTGATTAGTCATTCATCAGAACTAAGATGGTTATCAGTATATGGTGGTGGTGTTGGTGGTCACTGGTCAGATGTACGTACTATTTCTGATATAGCACCTGGACCAATACCATTTTTACATACTGTAGATGCTGATATGATTGCATATAGACAAGGTAAAACACGTAAAGGTTCTTATGCGGCTTATATGGATATCAGACATCCAGATATTTTAGAATTCATGCAACTTAGAATTCCAACAGGTGATGTACAAAGAAAAGCACTCAACATTCACAACGCAGTAAACTTAACAGATGACTTTATGAATGCTGTAATGAATGATGAAGAGTGGGAGTTCAAAGACCCGAATGATAATAGAGTCACAGATAAAATGCCTGCAAGAAAAATATGGCAACAATTATTAGAAACAAGATTTAGAACAGGAGAACCATATCTTAATTTTATTGATACTGCAAACAAAGCACTACCAGAACCACTGAAAAAAGCAGGTCTTAAAATCAATGGTTCTAATCTATGTAATGAAATACATCTACCTACAAGTGAAGATAGAACAGCAGTGTGTTGTTTATCATCACTCAATTTAGAATATTATGATGATTGGAAAGATACTACAATTGTAGAAGATCTAATCACCATGTTAGATAACGTATTAGAATACTTTATACAAAATGCACCTGATACTATTGAAAGAGCAAAGTATTCAGCAGCACGTGAGAGATCTCTAGGTCTTGGAGCCATGGGTTTTCATTCTTACTTACAAAGAAAAGGATGTTCTTGGCAAACGGAGGTGGCTCGTGAGTATAATACTAATATATTTAAGACAATTAAGGAGAGAGCAAATGAACAAACTGAATTATTGGCAAAACAAAGAGGAGAATATTTAGACGGTAATGGAAGTTCTAAACGCAATTCTCACCTATTGGCAATCGCTCCCAACGCTTCTAGTGGTATCATTCTTTCTACTTCTCCTTCTATTGAACCGCTAAAAGCAAATGCTTATACACACAGAACTAGAGCCGGTAGTTTTTTAGTTAAAAACAAATATCTAGAAAGACTCTTAGAAAGAAAAAAAGAAAATAAAAATGGTGTGTGGAAGAGTATTATTACTAATAAGGGTTCTGTACAACATTTAACTTTTTTATCAGATGAAGAAAAAACATTATTTAAAACAGCAGATGAACTCGATCAAAGATGGGTTGTTCAACATGCGGCTGATAGACAAGAATATATTTGTCAAGGTCAAAGCGTGAATTTATTTTTCCCATCAGGTTGTGATAGAGCATATGTAAATGATGTGCATTTAAAAGCATGGAAAGAAGGATTAAAAGGTTTGTACTATTTAAGAACAGAAGCTAAAGTTAGAGCAGAAACTGTAGCAGACAAAGTTGCAAGAGTAGCTCTAGTTGATAATGACAGAAATGTTATATATGGAAAAGATGATTGTCCATTCTGTCACATGGCTAAAGAAGAATTCAGAATTCGAGGAATTCCGTATGACTTTATCAATATTGAAAAACTTGGTAAGACGGCTGCGGAAGTGACTGGAAGGAAGGATGTTAAAACTGTCCCACAAATTTATCTTAAAGGTGAATATGTAGGTGGTTATGACGAGTTCATGTCCTTTATAAATAAAGGGCAAGAGCAAAACAATGAAGATGAATGTCGAGCCTGTGAAGGTTAGACCAAGCGAAGGAGGAAAGTATGCCTGAGGCAATCAGTTATACCGAGGAGCTGCAGACAATGCTAGACCGCACCATCGCTAGAGGTAATCCAAATGCACAAGATATTAAATCTTTGTGTTCGGTTATCTTTAGAATGAATGAGCGAATCAAAGCATTAGAAGAGCAAATCGTTCTAGACGAAAAAAAGTAAATAAGGAGAAGTAAAATGACTGTATTAGAAGACAGTAAAGCTTATAAGCCTTTTAATTATCCTTGGGCAGTTGAGCTGACCAAGAAACATGAAGAGGTACATTGGGTCGAGGATGAAGCAGAATTATCTGAAGATGTTCAAGACTGGCGTACTAAATTATCAGAGCAAGAAAAAGACTTTATTGTGAATATACTACGGTTATTTACTCAATCTGACGTTCAAGTTGGTGCTAACTATCATGACTTTCTTATTCCAAAAATGAGAAATAATGAAGTAAGAACTATGCTTGCATCGTTTGCTGGTAGAGAAGGTGTACATCAAAGAGCTTATGCTCTATTGAATGATACGCTAGGTTTACCTGAATCAGAATTTCATGCATTCTTAGAATACAATGAGATGGCAGATAAGTTAGACTTTATGGCTAACAATAATATTACATCTCATACTGGTCTAGCATTAGCGCTAGCTCAGTCAGTATTTAATGAAGGCATGAGTTTATTTGCTTCATTTGTAATGCTACTTAATTTCCAACGTTTCGGTAAAATGAAAGGTATGGGTACAATAGTTGAGTGGTCAATTAGAGATGAAACACTACACGTTCAAGGTAATGCGAAATTATTTAGAACATTCTGCGAAGAACATCCGCGTATTGTAAATGATGAATTAAAATCTAAAATCTATCAGATGGCAAGAAATGCTGTTAAGTTAGAGGATAAATTTATAGATCTTGCTTACAAAGAGAATGAAGTCGAAGGACTAAGTATCGATGAAGTAAAGGAATATATTAGACATATTGCGGATAGAAGATTATTACAATTAGGACTTAAAGCTAAATTCAAAGCTAAAGACAATCCACTACCATGGTTAGATTGGGTACTAAACGGAGTATCTCATGATAACTTCTTTGAGAAAAGAGTCACAGAATATTCAGTGAATGGTTTGGAAGGTGATTGGGGTTGGAAAGAAGTAGCTGCTTAAAGATAATCAGTCAGATCTTGATCTGTTGTTATTGTAGCTGCTAATCTTGGCATTCTCCATCCATCATTTACAACCTGATGTGGAATATCTACTCTGAGCAGAGTGGCCTTATTTAAGGTCACCTCTGCTATCTTATCACACTCTTCAGGTATATATGTTCTAAACTTCATTCTTCCAGGTTCTTTATCTACATGTGGTTTCCACCAAATAGTTCTAGACTTTTCACAATTAAAAACAGGTATATTAATACGAGTCTTTATATCCCATGGCGGTATAACGTAATCTAACTCATGAAGTGGATCAGTTCTAAACTTACCTGTTTCTAAATCCATAACTACATCATCAGAATGTATTGGTGATTCTTTTTCCCACAAACAAAAGAATGATACATTTATAATTTTACCATATTCCTGTAATGACCTTTGTAATGATGGACATTTTTCTAATATGTCTTCATAAATATCTGGATATGAGTTTCTCCAGAAGCCACCTTCAGTACTAGCTTGACCAATGGCACGTTCTATTGAAAGACCAGTATTTATTGGTGTAAAAAGATCTGGATGCAATATCTTTGTATAGTTCTGCAACTCTAAAATAATAATACCTAAGTTTGGTATGTCTAATTCTTTGTAAGGTAGCATGTTAGGTCTTTATCCATGGTTAGTGTGGCTGCCAATCTTGGAAATCTCCAGCCATCGTTTACAACTTGATGAGGTATGTCAACTCTTAATATTGTAGCCTTTGATAATGTAATCTCTGCCAGTTTACTACATTCATGTTCTTTATAAGTTCTGATAGGACCATTTAAAATAAAAGTCTTTTCTTCTTTAGGTTCCCACCATACAGTTCTAGATTTTTCACAATTGAATAGTGGTATATTGATTCTAGATCTAACAATAAAATCTGGAAACTTTTCGTATAGATGCTTATGTTCAGGATTCATTCTAGTTTTTTGATCGTATAGATGCATGACAGTATCATCTGAATGTATGGGTGATTCTTTTTGCCATAGACAAAAGAATGCTAAGTTAACAACTTCACCATATTCTTTTAATGATTCTTGTACAGTAGGACATTCTTCTAATACATCTTGATATACATCTGGATATGCATTTCTCCACATACCAATATCTACATCATATTGCTTTTCCCACATTGCTTCAGCTGCTAATCTAGAAAATGGTGTATCTGTATTTATGGCTTGGTACAAACCTGGGTGTATGTTCTTTGTATAGTTCTGTAGCTCAGTTATAACCTTATCTAGGTTTGGTATGTCTATCTCTTTAAATGGTAAGTCTATCTTCATCTATAAATCCTACGGTTGCTGCTACTCTTGGAAATTTCCAACCTTTATCTATAACAACTTGATGTGGTTCATTCACTCTTATAATAGTTGGTTTCAATAACTCTACTCTTGATACTTCAGTCACTTCATCTTCATGAAAAACATTATAGTGTGTACCGTCAGGTACAAATACTTTCTTACCATCTTTTGATTTTAAATTAGCATACTCTACAATATGAGATTTACCACTTACATCTACCTTTTCACCCATTAAATGTTCATATTGCATTTTACCAATAACACTCTTTATTGATTCTGGATTAGCCATCTTTTTTAAATCAACTGGTCTTGCGACAGGTGCTGTAAGATTTGGTCCATCGTAAGCTGCAATATCTGGAATACCATGAGCTATAAACCATCTTGTATGTGTTTTAGCACAGTTCTGAATAGGTATATTGATTCTTTTAGTTGCTTCTGGTAGACCATCACCAACAGCATCATAATTATCTGTATGTATAGAACAGTCTCTAGATAACATAACAAAGAATCCTACACTTCTAATCTCACCAAATAATGGTTCAAATACATCCCATAAAGATGGACATGCATTCCTCAATCCTTTATATGGTTCTGGCCAACATCTTCTCCACAGTGGTTTACCCATACCAAGAGATATTTCTGGTCTAGTCTTTGTAGTAAACTTAAGCATCTCGTCTCTGACTATTTCCCAGCCAGGTACATCTAGTTCTCTAAAATATTTGTAGTTCTTGGTCCTATCATCATTAGATATTTTGGCCTTGAAATCTTTATATTCCTTCATAGTCTATTTCCTCATCTAATGGTTTATTTAATGTAGTATCAGCACCTGTACAATATGGTAATCCAACTCTTTCTCTTTCTATATCCATCATCCATATAACTCTATACTCATCTGTTAAATTACATGCACTATGTACATATTCATCATTAAATCCAAACGGTCCATCTCTCCAATAAATTGGTTTACCATTTATTTCTAGAAAACATCTACCTTCAGGTATTATTATTGGTAGATGTATACGTACTCTATTAGAGCCTATATTTGTAGCACCAGTATGTCTTGATAAAATAGTGTTTGGTTTAAGCATTACATAATCCATGATCGGACAATCATCACCAAACTCTTCTATTAGTTTAGTTGCTGTAGGAAATCTTTTCTTTACCCATATCATAGGTGCAGGGTCTTGTACTTTATCTGGTCCATTTGAAAAATATTTTATTTGCATACTAGTCCAACCACTGTAATCAGTCTCACCATTTACTTTAACAGCATCTTGTAATGCGTACCTAGATTCTTTTGGTGGAGCCCATCTGTCATTCTGAAAGTTAAATTGTTGAGTTATTCTAGGTCTAGCATTTTCAAAACCTTCTTGTTTGACTACATCTGCTATACTTTGATTTTCATTTCTAAAGAAATCTTCTCTTAAAGAGGATTGAAATGTAAGAAGATATTCTAAGAACTTATCATAATCTGTCTTATATCCAAACTCATTATATAAAAAGTATTGAGCCTCAGGCTGGTACATCTCTAGGTTTCCATTTAATTGGTTTAAAATCTCTTAAATGTGATAGTCTTAATCTTAAATGAATCATATCATTAATGCAGTTCTCATCATCTCTTTGCTGCCACTGTAATAGAAACTCCTGTATCTTAGCTTCATTCTTCTTCTCACTTTCAAAGACAATATCCTTATGTAAGTCATCTTGTGTATACTCTTTGATAATGTTTGAGCTACCGTAATATTTTTCGAATTGTTTGTCTGTTTTGCCTGAATAACCGATGTAGTATCTACCATCTGGAAAGTAAGTGCAGTATACTCTATGCGTTTTTTTGATCGCCATTTAAAAATATCTCCATAATATAGTATTATATTATTTATATGAGTATCAAAGCTGGAAAAATTTGGGGTCAAACAGAGCTAATTCATGCAAATGGCGTGCTTGAATTTCACCGCATAGAGTACAAAGCGGGATATAAATGTAGTGAACACGAACATCAATTTAAATGGAATGGTTTTTTTGTAGAGTCTGGTAAGATGTTAATCAGAGTTTGGCAAGACGATCAAGACGGTTTAGTAGATGAAACTATCCTCGGTCCTGGTGAATTTACACAGGTAAAACCTGGTAAAGTACATCAATTTGAAGGTATCGAAGATGGTGTAGCGTTTGAACTATATTGGGCAGAGTTCAATCATAATGATATTGTCCGAAGAACTATAGGTACTAAGATATGACACCAGAAGAAATACAAGGTTATTTAATGATACTGTCACCATTAGCTATGTCTATTGTGGCTATGAGTATTTTTACATTACAAGATAAAAATGTAAAAACTTACAGGCTTGGTGAGATTGCTAAAGACAGGAGTCCAAAGATTACTCCTGGAAAATTTGACATGCAAGCTACAGTGCAATACACGAAAGGAGATAACACTTAATGGGAAAACACATAAAGACTTCTATGGATGAAAAGGTAATTGCTTACTTAGCCATAGAGGTACACAGGCTCGATCCTGACAATGAAACATTAAATAAGTTTAGATCGATGTTAACTGACACTGGTTATGAAATAGATAAAGTATTAAAAGAATATGAAAAAACGAAAGCGTACCCAACGCACTACAACACAGACGGAACGTGGAAAAACAAGGGCTCACAAGGAGTTGTTTGGCCATGACACGCCGTATGGTCATAAAGTACAAAAAGATAAAACCAAGATCATACCAAGAAAACAAAAAAATCTAAAGAAAATCCCACCAATAAAATACGAAGGTCCATGGTCAAAAGACCTAGATTTGTAATATAATTTCTAGTTATTAAAAAATATGTTTTTAGATCATTGTCATTTTGGTCTGCAATAAGTTGTAAAATAAAGCACTGGCACAGTATTACCTTATTAAATATTACGAGATGAAAGCTAAACTAGAAATCTGGAAAGCTGAGCATCCAAAAACTTGTAAATTCTGCGAAATTGCACGAGACCTTTCTATACTAATCGGAACAATTTGTATGCCTTTATTTTTAAGTATACTAGGACACTACAGCTACTACTAAAAACGAAAACTCTATAAGAGAAACTTGGAAAAATAGGGGACTTCGAGTATAAATATATTAGACTTGCTGATAATCAGGAGTCTAATGTAAACTTGCTTAATAAAGGAGGAAACTATGAACGCACTTACATTCCCAAGGTCTGCCTTTATCGGATTTGACCGTCTTTTCGATGAACTAAACTCAACACATTGGGCAAACATCGATAACTATCCACCACATAACATTGTTAAAACAGATGAAGATAAGTTCGCTATTGAACTTGCTATCGCTGGTTTTGGTGAGAAAGATATTGATGTCACAGTCAAAGATGGTGAGTTAATCATCTCAGGTAATACACAAGGCAAGAATGATGCTGAAGGCAAAGAGTATTTGTTTAAAGGTATCTCTGCTAGAAAGTTCAAAAAAACTTTCAAACTTCAAGAATATATTGAAGTCACCAATGCAGCTATTGCCAATGGTATGCTAGTAGTCGAATTGGAATACAAGCTTCCAGAAGAAAAGAAGCCTAAATCCATTAAGATTAACAAAGGTGAGCCTGAATATCTGAAAGGATAATCTAAAAAAAACTTCTAGTAGTGGTATAAATATATCAGGAGTTGGTACACTCAACTTAAAACAACCAACAAAGGATTATTATGTCACTACTAGAAAAACTTAAAAAAACTTCAACTGTCAAGTCAACGGCAGTACTCTCAGACTCAGCATTATTCAACAAGAAAGATATGGTTCCAACAGATATTCCTGTTGTGAATATAGCATTATCTGGTTCTGTTGAAGGTGGTCTGACACCTGGACTTACCGTTCTGGCTGGTCCATCAAAACACTTTAAATCAAACTTAGCTTTGCTTATGGCTTCAGCATATCTTAAAAAGTATGAAGATGCTGTATGTCTATTATATGATACAGAGTTTGGTATTACACCTGAATATCTGGAAAGCATGAATGTAGACCCGCAGAGATGTATACATACACCTATAGAACATGTAGAACAACTTAAGTTTGATATTACAAAACAACTAGAAGAAATACAGAAAGGTGATAAGGTTATTATTGTAATTGATTCTGTAGGTAATTTAGCTTCTAAGAAAGAACTTGAAGATGCACTTGATGGTAAGTCAGTTGCTGATATGTCAAGAGCTAAAGCACTTAAATCATTATTTAGAATATGTACACCTTATCTTACAACAAGAGATATACCACTTGTTGCAGTAAACCATACATATAAAGAGATTGGTATGTTTCCTAAAGACATTATGTCTGGAGGTACAGGTATTTATTACTCAGCAAATCAAATCTTATTTATGGGTAGGCAGCAAGAAAAAGATGGTACTGAAGTATCAGGTTATAACTTTATGATGGGTGTAGAAAAATCTAGGTTTGTAAGAGAAAAAACAAGATTGCCGTTGTCAATATCATGGGAAGGCGGTATCAATAAATGGTCAGGTCTTTTAGATATAGGCTTAGAACTTGGATGGGTCACTAAACCTTCTGTCGGTTGGTTTGAAGGTACAAATCCAAAAACAGGAGAAGTATTTTTAAAGAAAAGAAAAGCAGAAACAAATAGTTCTGAGTATTGGATTCCATTGCTTAAAGCTGGATTTGCAGATGCAATAAAAGAAAGGTATGCAATTGGTTCTATAAAATCAGTAGTAGAGGAACATGTCGAAGAAACTATCGAAGAAGATACAGCCGCTGATAACGATTAATGATCAGCCATACTTACATTTAGATTTACTCAATGAAGACACAGCTAAAGAAATTCATGAAGAAGTGGTATGGGGTATGTCCCAAACTGACAATACTATTTTTAGCGTTGGTGATGACTATAGTCGTGGTGATGCTTATACCAGATTTTTTGATTCGGAGTTTCTGGATGTAAAATATGCTAGACAACAATTAACAGAACATGAAGAAAATAGAATTAAGGCGATACAGGTAGATGATTTTAAAAAGCAAAAGATTATGGAAAGGTATCTTAAGTTTGCGAAAGGTGCTTACTATCCATGGAGAGATGTATATCCAATCATGTATTCTCAATGGAATGAACAAGAACAAATTCATGGTAAATACATTCCAGAAGAAGCTAAGAAATTATTTCCAGGTACAATTAAATGGATATGGTCAAAGCTACCATTTAAACAAATCGGAAGAGTGAATATATTTGGTGTGGATAGTTCTCAGCATATTACAGTACATAGAGATAACAATCCATTTGTAATGTCAGTAGATCACCATTCAATTATGTTAAGTCCTGCAAGAAACAAGAGGAGTTTTATTTATGATCAGGAAAATGATAAAAAGTATTATGTTGATAGCAATTGTTATGTATTTCATGACCTTAATTATCATGGTGTTGACCCAAACCCTGAATGGACCTATACAATTAGAGTCGATGGAATATTTACAGATGAATTCAAGAATACAATAGAATATAGGAGACCATGGCATGTCAAAAAATAATCCAAAGAATTTTAAACCATACATAGACCCTGAGGGTGGTGAATGGATTCAAGTCACTGGTAAAGGTCATAAATATGAAGGTGTTATCTGGAGACCAGTAGATATGGAACTGAAAGAAGATAAGTTTAATTTTATGGTAGAGTTTCTTACTATAGAAGATGCAGAAAAGTATGCCAGAGAAGATAAGTTTCAGGCAATGGCATCAGATATTATTGCTGATATATTAAATGTTAAAAAGAATGAAAGTCCGAGTATAATCAAACCATGAGTGTTGATTCAACAGAACTAAGAAAAGGTATCTTATACAATATGATGGTCAATGAAGACTATTGTAGAAAAGTTGCACCATTCCTTAAAGATGATTACTTCACAGAAAAGCATGAAAAAGTTGTGCTTGAAGAAATTATAAGATACTTCAATAAGAATAATGCATTACCTAGTTCTGCTGCACTTAAGATTGAAGTTGAATCAAGAACAGATCTAACTGAACCAATCTATAACTCTATACAAGAATTCTTAAGTAAAGATATTCAGCCAATCAATAAAACAGAATGGTTAGTAAATAAAACAGAACAATGGTGTCAAGAGCGTGCTATTGTAAATGCAGTATATAAAGCTGTTAATGTTATTGGTGGTGATGACAAGAAAACTCCAATGACAGCATTACCTGAATTATTACATGAAGCAATTGGTACTTCATTTGATAAATCTGTAGGTCATGATTATACAGAAGAAGTTGAAGAAAGATGGGATTACTATAACAAGAAAGAAAACAAATTAGAAACCGGCCTTGAACATTTTGATTACATACTACGTGGTGGTATACCTGAAAAAACACTTGGTGTTATTATGGCTGGTACTGGTGTAGGTAAATCTTTATTTATGTGTTCTATATCATCAAGTTTACTTGAACGTGGTAAGAATATTCTTTATATTACTATGGAAATGGCTGAAGAAAAGATTGCACAAAGAATTGACCAGAATTTACTCGATATGAGTCAAGAAGAATTAGATTCTGTAGGTAAAGATAACTTCCTAAAAAGATTTCAAACCTTAAGAACTAAAACACAAGGCAGATTAGTAGTTAAAGAATATCCTACTGGCATGGCTACTGCTGCTCATTTCAGATCTTTACTTAAAGAACTAGATATGAAGAAAACATTTATGCCAGACGTTATTTGTGTAGACTATCTCAATATTTGTAATTCACTAGGCGTATCTAAGAATGCAAATAGTTATGAGAAAATAAAAGCCATTGCTGAAGAACTTCGTGCTCTAGCTATGGAATTCAATGTTCCTGTATTAACTGCTACACAAACAAATAGACAAGGAATGAATGATGCTGATGTCGGTATGACCGATGTTTCAGAATCATTTGGTTTGCCGATGACCGCAGATTATTTCTTTGCTATGACTACAAACGATCAGCTTCGCAATGACAATATGATTCGTTTTAGTCAACTTAAAAATCGATATGGTGACCCAGCAGACAGAAAAAATTGGCTGCTGGGTGTCGATTATGCCCACATGAAAGTCACTGATATTAAAGACCAACCTACACATATAGAAGCACAAAACCATGCAGCCAAAAACCCTGAAACTGCTCAACCAACTCTTAATATTGATTGGTCCTAAATCTTACTTTAAGAGTATATTAGAAATCATTACATGTATTTTCATTATCGGTGGTGTAATTAGACACTGGAATTAGTATAATAATAATAGCAAAGGAGATAATATGATTTTATTAGATTTCAGTTCAATAGCAATGTCAGCTATGTTTCCACGTATCGAGGAGTTTGATGAGGATAGAGACCTTATTAGACATACAATGATTAACATTATACGTAAATATAATGCTGATTACAGAGATGATTATGGTGAACTAATTGTATGTATGGATGCTGCCAATTCATGGCGTAGAGAATATTTTGCACCATATAAAGCCAATCGTAGAAAGAATAGAAATAATAGTATACATGATTGGGATGGTATCTTTAAGATGATTAATCAGGTACGTGATGATATTATACAGTATAGTCCATTTAAATGTATATGGGTAGATACATGTGAAGCTGATGATTGTATTGGTACTATTGTAGAGAAGACTAATGGATATTTTAAGGGTTTAAAGATACTAGAACCTGAACCAATACTTATTGTATCTCCTGATGGTGATTTCAAACAATTACAGAAGTATCCTAATGTCAAACAGTGGTCAAACATACAGAAAAAATGGGTTAAATCAGATAATCCTGAAGAAGAACTATTTGAAAAGATTTGTAAAGGTGATACTGGTGATGGTGTTCCAAATGTATTATCTGATGATGAGGTACTTATTACTGAAGGTGCTAGACAAACACCAGTCACAAAGAAGCAAATGACAATGCTTAAAGGTGACCAAAACGATTGGACTACACAAGTACAGCGTAGATTTATTAGAAATAAGACACTTATCGATCTTACACAGACTCCTGAAGCTCAGAAAGATGAGATCATGAAGCAATATAATGGTGAATCCTTTGGTTCTATACAGTCATGGATGTCATATCTCATGAAACACCAAATGAAGCTGCATTTAGAATCTTTAACAGATTTTGAAGTTCGCAAATAATAAATATATTGTCGACAATTTAACATTATTTAAGGAGACTCCAAATGGCATATAAAGGTTATAGAAAACCATTCGTATTTAGAGGTTCAGACTCAGAGACATCTCTGCAGTATGT